GACGGCGTAGCCAAAATCACTTGGGTGTTCCGGGCCATCGATGCAATCGCCGGAAATCAAGCCAAACTGCCAATCATCCTCAGGGAAGGCAACACGTCTAGCGGCAAAATTGTCGAAAATGACTCCAATCTCCTCAACGTCCTGAACAGCGTCTCGAACATGGGCGAATCAAGCTTCGCTTTCCGCTACCGCCTCTCCTCGCAGCTTTTGATGTCAACCCGTGGCGTGTTTATCGAAATCATTCGCAACAATGCAGGCGAAGTCGCTTCGCTCCACCTCCTCCCACCGCAAGACACGGCACCCATCCCTCATCCGACCAAGTTTGTTTCCGGATACGAAGTCGACATGCCGGATGGGAACAAGAAGGTACTGAAGCCCGAAGATGTTCTCTGGGTTAGGCGACCACATCCGCTGGACCCATATCGTTCGATTACGCCCATGGAAGCCTCCGGCGTAGCCATCGAGATTGAACAATTGGCGAAGCTGTACAACCGAAATTTCCTTATAAACGATGGCCGTCCTGGCGGACTCCTCGTCCTTCGTGGAGAAATCGAAGACGACGATAGGGAGGAACTGACGTCAAGATTCCGCGGCAATATTCGTTCAACCGGAAGTGTCTCAGTTATTGCGTCTGAAGACGGCGCCGACTTTGTCGACCTTGGCTCGAATCCGCGAGACATTGCTTACCAGCAAATGAGGGCAGTGACAAAGGAAGAAATCCTCGCTGCATTCGGAGTACCCGAATCGGTTATCGGAAACGCCTCAGGCCGAACATTTTCAAATGCTGCAGAAGAAGGGAAAGTCTTCTGGCAGGAGACCATGTCCCCACACTTGGAGATGATTTCCCGCTCATTCGACCAACTCGACGACACCCATTACGTCGATTTCGACACCGGGAAAGTTCCAATCCTCATCCTGTCAAAGCAGGAGAGTGAATCCTATCTGATGAACGAATTCAGTAGCGGGCTCATCTCCGCTAACGAATATAGGAAGGGTACGGGACGCGAACCTGTCGTTTCTGAACTTTCCGATGCCTTGTTGGCAAACCCGAGTCTTACGCCTATCGGCAATACCGAAAAGGCTATGGAGGCGGAACAGCCGCAAGAGCCGGCACTTCCGGGAGCCGAACCGGCCCCAGGGGCAGACCAGGCAGGGCTCCCAATTGAGGTTACGCAAAACGACGTTCCGGTTATGGACTCGACTCAGAATCCTGAAATCTTCGGAGACCAAGAAGGACAACAACTCACTGACGTCAGTCAGGGTGGCGCACCCGTCAAGACGGCAGACTCCCTTGAAACGAAGGTGACTTCGAAAGAGGAAACCGAAGACCTCTCCAAGTGGGAAGCAATCGTCGAGAGGACAGTCGACGACTTCTTTGTCCGTCAACATAGGGTGGTGATGGAGAAGGCTAGGAGTAAGAAGGTTGGGCGTGCTGTTGAAAGTGGCACGTTGACAATTGATATGCTGTTCGATAATGAAGTGTGGGATAAGCAACTCGACGATGATTTACGTCCTCTTATCACTCAAATCATGGTTGACGCAGCAGATTCGGTTTCCGTTAAAGCGGAAGACCTTGGGAATGAAAACGTTAACGACTTTGCCGACGAGCAGCTTGAGCGCTCTATGAAGATTAACGATACCACGGAAGGCGATATCGCTACGGCGATTCTGGTAGCGAATACGCTGAAGGAGTCGGGCGGGGAGTCGAGCAATAAGGCGGCAAAGGTTGCGTTTTTGGTTCTTGCTCTTGGGGCAATCTATGCCGTGAAGAAGCGTCGTGAGGAGATAGCAGAGAATGAAACGATTTCTGCTTACAACTCTGGCATGTATTTGTCTGGGCAGAAGTCGGGGGCGAAGGAGTGGACGTGGGTGACGAGGGGTGATGACCGTGTCCGTTCGTCTCATCGTATGTTGGATGGCAAGACTGTTCCTGTTGGGCAGGGGTTTGCTCTTGATGGGAAGACGTTGAGGTTCCCGGGCGACCCGTTGGCTCCTGCCGATTTGACGATTGGTTGTCGGTGTCGTCTCAAGTTCGGTTGAGAATCAGTATACTAGTTTACTGATTTTGCTTCACAGCACTAGCCGTCAATAACGTATCCTAGCAATATCCTCACAAGAACTAGGAGCAAACGATGAACGACGGCATGGTAGAAACACTGCCCGGAGTCGAAGTAAAAGCCGTACGCAACGCCACTATCTCTGTCGACAAAGCAGAAGGTATTGTTGAAGCATTCGCCGCAGCAGTCGGAAACAAAGACTCTGTTGGTGACATCATCGTGCCAGGCGCATTCGCCAAATCGCTCAACCGACGCAAGCCGCGTGTCGTCTGGGGACACAATTGGAACGAACCAATCGGCAAAGTCCTCGAAATTACCGAAGTAACCTCCTCTGACCCGCGCCTACCTCAAAAGATGAAGCAAGCTGGCGTCGGCGGGCTATTCGTCAAAGTCCAGTTCAACCTCAACTCGGAACGGGGCCGCGAAGCATTCGCTTCTGTCATGTTCTTCGGCGAAGACCAGGAATGGTCAATCGGGTATAAGACAATCCAAAGCGACTTCGACCCAGTCAAGGGCGCAAAGATGCTGAAGGAAGTCGAGCTTTACGAAGTCTCGCCAGTCCTCCACGGCGCCAATAACCTGACCGGGACAATCTCCGTGAAGAGCGACGACGGTGTCGCCACCGACAGCACAACCAGCAACGACATGTCAGCCTGCGAATTCTCCTACGGACCCATGGATGCAGACTCGAAGAGCTTCTCGTTCAATATGGATGAAAAGGAATACTTCAACGGACACTCTTACGAACGCGATGACGAATCCGACGAACGCCGCATGGTCCGCAAAGCATTCCAGCAAGCATTCGGCACAATGGATGACGTGAAGTTCGTTGACACCGACAAGGTTGTTTTCACCCGCCCGGGCGAAGGCATGTGGATGTCCAAATATCGCCGTCAAGGACGCCGAATCGAACTGACCCGCCCCGTACGCGCAAGGTCTCAACTCGTGTACATGCCCGTCGAGGTAACGCCGGCCGGTCCGCCAGTAATCCCGCCAGCACAACCGATGGCGGCCGTCGGCAACGACCCCCATCGAATGGGGGCGTGCCCCAAATGCGGATACGTTGACGAACACAAGCTTGGCGAAAAGCGTGAGTTCAGTCCAGAGCAACGCGAAGGAATGGCCGAGAGGGATACGGCAATGGAAGGCGGAAGCTATCCGATTTCAAACGTTGAAGACCTGAAAAACGCAATCCAGGCAATCGGAAGGGCGAAAGACCCAGATGCAGCTAAGCGTCACATCCGGAAACGTGCTCGCGCCCTTGGCGCCGAAAACCTCATCCCGGATTCGTGGAGCGAGAAGAGCGGCGAACCGGAAGACATCGAAACTAAGGTTGGCCGTGTCCTCTCAAACTCAAACATGGGTAAACTTCGTCAAGCCTCTGAACTCCTAAACCAGGTTGTCTCCGCAGGGCTACCCCCAGCGAAGCCGTCCATGGAAGACGAAGCTGAAGAGAAGAAAACGCTCACCGGCAAAGTCGTCCACATAGAAGAAAAGGGCGAAGACAATACAGAAGTCGCCCCAGAATTCCATGACACTATCGCCAAGCTCGCTACCAAGCATGATTGGCAAATCGTGGCGCCCGAGGGAAAAGAGATGCAAAGGCTCACGCACGCAGTTGACATTTACCTAACAACCGACGACAATATTGGCGACCAGATGAAAGAACTCGCTACAGCCATCGAAGGCGCAGAGTGCGAACTCAGCGTCAGCGTCGAAAGAGACGTAAAGACAATTAGTGAAGTGTTCCAGACAAACTGACCGCTTTGAGGTAAGATGTCCAGCAATCGATTCTGGATTTTTGAACAGACGAACCATATAGGAGTGCCTAGACATGGCCGCTAAAGAACTTGAAACCATCGACGAGACAATCGAAGAAGAAGTCAAAGATGACGAATTTGACGTTGAAATCGTTGACGAGTTGACTGAGGACGCTGAAGTCAAGTCAGATGATGAAGAAGAGACCGATGCTGAAGAGGTCGAGGTCAAGGAAACTGACGACGCCATCGTCGAAGAAAAGGTTGACGAAGCAACGGCAGAGGAAGTCCTCTCCGAGCTAATTGACGTCGATACCAAAGACGTAGCATTCAGCGACCTACACATCAAGCGCATGGAAGAACTCGGAATCGAAAACCCCGAAGAAGTCAAGTCTGACGCATTCCTTTGCGTAAGCACAAAGAGCATGGTCAGCGAACCGTGCGGCACATGCCACGGCGGCTGCGCCCCAGAAGAAGGCCTCCCCGGAATTCTCGACGTTGAAGTCATGGCAAAATCCGACTATGAAGGCGAAATCGTCCGCTCCGGCTACGCACCCGCAGAAGCAATCTTCTTCGTTGATATCAAGCGCGAGGACGGCAAGTTCATCGAAGCGGTCTACGGCGGAGACGGCGAAGCCCTCGGCTGGAACCTACTCGACCAGGCAATCATTGCAGAGAAAAGCGCAGAAGGCGCACCGAAGATTATCTCCATGGCTCGTGCAGAAGAAATCGCAGTTAAGGAACACGACGGTTCAGTCGTCGGGGTAGAGGCCGCAATGTTCGAAGGCTACGACACTTATGTTGTCAGAGTCGACGAAGTTGAGGGCAAGTCATATGACGTCTACGTGACTCTTGACGGCGAAATCGCAGGATGGGACGAATACGACATGGACGATACGGAAGAGAAGGCAGCCGTAGTCGCTACGGCAGCACCGGCAGCACCGGCAGCACCGGCAGCACCGGCAGCACCAGCCCCCACTTCAGAGGCCGACGACACGAAGAAGCTTGTTGGGATGATTGAAACAGTCACCGACCCGGCGAAACTCAAAGCAGTTATCGACGCAATCGGCGAGGACGTTGCCGACGTGCCCGAAGAGTTGAAGGTTGTCATTATCAAGAAGGCGACCGAACTCAAGGTACCGGAAATCCTTCCGGAAATGTGGACAAAGCCACAAGCAGCAAAGCCGACACCAATCGGCGAAGCGGCACCAAAGCCGAAGGTCCCAATGGAAGACGAGAAGTCCCTTGGTCTAACCGTTGACGGCGAAGAGGACGCGGACTTCGTGTCCTCGATGGCCGAGTTCAAGACAATGATGGAAGAATCCGATATCGAGGAGTCAGAATGAAGAAAGCTGTCCAGTACAGCGACAAGTTCGGCCAGGTCCTGGCGGCCGACAAAAAGCCGACGAAGCGCGCTGCTCCGGGCGTCATGCTCGAAGCGGCAAAACCGGCCAAAAAGTTTGAAGAGAAAAAGGCTCCAAAGGTGGAGAAGAAAACTTCCAAGCCCGAAGCCACCTCCGACGACAAGTAGGTAACGTCTATGCGCCAAGACGGCGCCCCAGATAACACCGAGGTCAAAGCCCCACACGAGGCTATCCTCGACCTACCCCAGGAAAGAATCACTGGGGATATTCTGCGTGGCCACGGCCCAAGGCGCGGCAACCTAGAAACGCTCATCAAGTATTGGCGACCCATCATGCGCAAGCCTGGCGGGTTTCGCCGATGCCTGGTCATCCTCGCAGACCACCCCGAGCTTTACCCGCTCGAACGAATCTGCGCATGGCTCCACCACGAAACGACCGGCATGTGGCCCAACGAAGGCAACCACCACGCCGGAGGCAAGCTTGGTAAAATCAAGCGAGTAGTGAAGAAGCCTCGCCGTAAACGTCGCGGCAAAAGCTACGAACTCGAAGCCGGCATCGACATCCCAATCGAGAGAATAGAGCAAAGACTCGAACAGAAAGCCGGTTCGATTCTTTACGCTCCGCTTGACGGAACACAAGAACAAATCGACTTTAAATCATCCAAGGGCACGCGTGTGCTCAAGGCAGTTGAATCAATCCTGCTACCAGGAGAACACGGAGCCCTCAAGCCTCGACACCTCCTAGCAACGTCCCTCA